TTACCGATGATAATTATGTGGCCTGTGTATTGTCTCGTCGCGAGTACACTGATAATACTGGTCGTAAAAATGTTTACATGAGATTCCCTTTTGGATATACCTTTTTTAGTCCAAAGTATAAAGTTAAACCTTTGAATGCTTTAGGACGCAAAACTAATGTAACTTTGACTGGAAAACCTTATTTGGAGGTACAATCTAAACAAAATAAGATGAAGTCACTTGCAATGATGTTTGCTATTAAACCTGATTATGAACAGGCAATGGAGTGGGCACTAGGAGAATTGAATGATTCTCAGAAGCGTAGGTGGAAACGCACAATGAAAACGGAGATATTTCAAGGTATGGTAAGAGAAGAAATGGCAAAACGCCTTAGTGACCATGGTATGGATGAAGATTTTACGCTAGATTTGCTTAAAGAAGCGATAGAATTAGCGCGTAAGAAGAATGAGACTAATAATCTTTTAAAAGCAGTTGATAGTCTTCAAGAGATGCATGGCATGAAAGAAAAGCATTTACTTAAAACTACTGATAAATTAGAGGCTTTCTCTAGTGTTAAGCTTATTGATGAGTTAAAAGAAGAGGAAAAGAGCTTGGTAGTACAAAGAACTCAGGTTGAGGAGAAAAAGGAAGATTCTGATAAGTAATGGACTTTGAAGAAAAATATGCACAATTAGAAGCATTAAAGAAGATGCGGAAGAATATGGCACTATTTGGAAGATACTGCTTCCCTACAGCCCTCCGCAAACAAACACCGCCGTTCCATCATGAGGTGTATGCTTCTCTAAAAGATGACGATATAAGAAGAGTGCTAATAGCTGCTCCTAGGGGAACGGCAAAGAGTACTGTTACCACTCTTATTTATCCATTATGGAAAACTGCATTTAAGTCTTCTAATGAAGATTTATTTATAGTTATAATCTCAGAGTCACAAGCTCAGTCAATTAACTTCTTGTCACGTATTAAATACCATTTAACACACTCAGATAAGTTTAAAGCAGTCTTTGGAGATATGGGGCCTAATACTGCAGCTAGATGGACTGGTACTGATATTGTACTTGCTAATGGTACAAGAATAGTAGCTGTTGGTACAGGACAAAGAGTTAGGGGTTTTATTGAAGGGGATACAAGACCTAATCTTATTGTAGTAGATGACTTTGAATCAGAATTAAATGCCTATACTCCAGAAGCACGTGCTAAAAATAGAAAGTGGATAACAGAGGCTGTTATACCATCTTTATCTGATGAGGGTAAGATTTGTATGATAGGAACGGTAATATCAGAGGATTGTTTCTTATATTGGGCAAAGGATAGTAGTGCATGGAAAACATTATGGTATTCTATCTGGGATGAAGACCAGAAGTCTATATGGCCAGAAAGATTCCCAAAAGAACGTATTTTAGAAATAAAAGATGAATTTGCATCTGTAGGCAACTTAAATGGTTTTTATCAGGAATACATGAATATTGCACAATCTCCTGATAATGCACCGTTTCAACCTAAATGGTTAAAAATGCATCATTATCAATTTGAAAGAAGAGGAGGACAGGGATGCTTAGTAAGGAGAATAGATGATGATAAGGAAAAAATTATACCAGTTGATGTGTATTGTGGCATTGACCCTGCTAGTTCTTTATCAAGGCGTGCTGACTTTTTTGTCATTGCTACCATTGCTGTTGATGGCAATAATAGAAAGTATTTCATTGATTGTGTCCAAAAGCGTATCTCTCCTGCAGAACAGCCTGGAGAAATTATACGTGTTTATAAAAAATATAAGCCAAAGAGGATGAAGATTGAAACTGTAGGGTATCAAGAAGCTTTAAGAACTGCAACACGTCAATTGATGCAGGAACAAAATTTATACATACCGGGATTAGAGAAAGGCGTTAAACCTAGAAATGCGAAATCAGAGCGCTTACTTTCTCTAGTTCCTATGTTTGCTAAAGGAGATTTCTTCTTTAGACCAGAAGATATAAATGCTCAACAAGAGTTCTTGTCTTATCCTAAGGGTAAGCACGATGATATTATGGATGCGACATGGACAGCTTTAGATGGTCATAGAGCTTGTAGGCTTAAAGAATATGTCCCTGTAGACGGTAAATCAAAATTAATTAAAAAATTCCTTGACTGGAAGCTAATGTAAGGTGTATATTATCTACTATGCCAGAAAATAATAATAATAATAATAAAAATTATGGTCAACTTACTGATGAAGAAGCTGTCAATAAGGTACATGACCTTTTTCGAACGTATTCTAAAAATAGGGAAACTTGGGCACAACATGCACAGGAAGATAAAGAGTTTCGATTAGGGAAACAATGGACTTCTGAACAAAAGCGTGTATTAGAATCTCGTGGACAAGCTGCTATTGTAGTGAATAGAATACATCCTGCTGTAGAAGCGGCCAAGGCAATGATAACATCTAATCGTCCTAGTTTTCGTGTTGCTGCAAGAGAAGATTCCGATAATAAGGTTGCACAGGTAATAAGTGCATTATTATCATATATGTATGACATATCTGATGGAAGGTCTGTTATCAGAGAAGTTGTAGATGATTACTATGTAACTGGTTTAGGTTATATGCATGTATATCAAAATCCAATGATGGATATGGGTAAGGGAGAAGTATGCTTTCATAGTGTTGACCCTCTTGATGTTTATGTAGACCCTAATTCTAGAAATAGAATGTTTGATGATGCAGAAAATATTATAATATCTAGGTTCTTTACACGTGACCAGGCTAAAAAGTTATATCCTATGTATGATAAAGCTATTGATAATGCAGCTTCTGAACAATGGTCAGACAGACCTCAAACAGATAGAGAAGATGATGGAGAAGTTATATTTCCAGAAGATACGGAAACTAAAACTCAATATGCAAACTTTGGAGAAAGTGATGAATATATAAGAGGATATGAATGGTATTCAAAAGAATTAGTTAATAAATTTAGAATATTTGAAACTTTCTCTGGAAAAGAAGATTTATTAGATGAAGAAGATTTTCAGGAATATGGTAAAAAACCTGCATGGATAATTCAAGGTCAACCTATTACTGACCCTGAACAAGCTCAAAAAATCATTATGCAATTACAGCAACAGTTAGCTCAACAATATCAACAAATGGTAGAAGAGTATTCAGCAGCAGGTATTGCTCCTGAAGACATTCCTCAACCAGAAGAAATTGATGTAAAGGAAATTACGTATCAAGAATTAATGCAACAACGATTAATTGATGTTGCTCAAGTCCAAGTAAGTAGAGTACATCAATGTGTTGTAATGGGAGATAAAAAATTATATAGCAGGACATTGCCTACTGAAGATTATCCTATTATACCATTTTGTAATATACACACTAGAACTCCGTTTCCAATGTCTGATGTTAGAATGGTTAAAGCAATGCAGGAATATATTAATAAAACACGTTCTTTGATAATTGCTCATGCTACTACTAGTACTAATACTAAAATATTAGTTCCAGAAGGAAGTGTGGATATGAAAACATTTGAAGAAAAATGGGCACAACCAGGAGTTGCAATTCCTGTCGATATGGATGCAGGACAACCAATGCCGGTGCAACCTATGCCACTTCCTAATGAACTTTATAAAAATGAAATGGATGCTAAGAATGACATTGACCATCAATTAGGATTATATGAAATGATGATGGGTAATTCATCGGTGGCTCCACAGACATATAAAGCTACTATATCTTTAGATGAGTTTGGGCAAAGAAAGATTAAATCTAAATTAGCTGATATAGAAGCTGCTTTAACTCGTGTTGGCCAAGTAGCAATTCCTTTAATGCAGCAATTGTATACTGTACAAAAGATTTTTAGAGTTGTTCAGCCCAATAATGCTACGTCTGAATATGCCATAAATAAACAAATTTATGATGATAAAACTAGTGAAGTCAAAATAGTAAATAATATTACTACTGGCTTATATGATGTAATTGTAGTAGCAGGTTCAACCTTACCTACTAATAGATATGCAGAGCTCGAATTTTATATGGATGCTTATCAAAAAGGGCTTATTGATAGAGAAGAAGTCCTTAAGAAAACAGAAGTATTTGATATAGAAGGTGTTATGGAGCGTACTGATATGATTAAACAATTACAACAAAAATTACAACAATCTGAAGACCAAATTAAGCAATTACGAGGGGATATACAGACTCGAGATAGAGAATCGGTAAATCTTCGTAAACGAGTTGAAGTTGAGAAGTTTAAATCAGATATGGATAAAGTCAGCAACAGAGCATCTGCTGCTGGTACCTTATTTGAAAAACGGCTTGATGACAACTTATCTACTGTG